GAAGGACTGTTGGACTCGATCCAGACAGAGCGTTGCAAGAAACTGCTCTGGTCTGTCATCCAACTGGCAGTCGATGATGCTTGCAAAGCACCCTATAAAACCAGACCGACAGACGAAACGATTACCGCTTTACGATTCTTATTCGGAGACCTTTACGAGTCTGGGCTCGACAGCTACCTGATGTGGCTTGACGTTGATAGTAAAGAATTCAAAAGACGCATGGTCAATGCCATGTACTCAGAGCGTCACGATAAGTTCAGCGATTTTGAGAGACGAGCCTTTCGAGCTAACTACAACTGGTATCTGAGAAATGAGATCAATACTAACGACTGAGACTGACCGTAGGAGGGTCATAGAGGCCATAGAAGCCACTGAACTAGGTTACATGGTAACTATCTCCAAACCTCCTCGTACAGCGGCTCAGAATCGGTTTTATTGGTCGATCTTGACTGCCTGTGCTGAACAACTAATGGGCCAGCAATACACCCAGGACATCTGGCACGAGTGGGCTAAGACGAGGTTTCTTCCCTCTCGTGTTGTCGAACTTCCTGGAGGTCAAGTGAAAGAGATCGAGCCTTCGACTGCTTCGCTGACCGTCTCTGAGTTTTCAGACTTAGTAGAACAGCTTCTCCAGTACGCAATCGAGAAGGGTTTAGTCTGGACAGACGAGATGAAGGATGCTGAACTTGACCTAAGGAAGATCAATGTACACCAACAAAAAACTACTTGAGGCTTGTAGAAATATGCCTTGCGGATCTTGTTTTTGTGAGGACGGAACTGTAGTCGCTGCTCACAGAAACCAAGGCAAAGGTATGGGCATTAAAGTATCTGATGCTTTAGTAGCATCTCTTTGCTACAAATGCCACTCATACTTAGACCAGGGAAAAGAAATGTCTCGTGAGGAACGTCGAGACTTCTGGAACCAAGCATACATAAACACAATGCAAGCAATGATCGAACGAGGGATATTAAAGGTGCAAAAACACAGCTAATTTACGGATAAAAATCAGACAAAGGAGCAAAAACATGGCTAACTTACGGAAAAAAAGCGGCAAAAGATCTTTGGAACTGGAAGATTTATGGTTTGAGTTCCAAGACACCTATGAAACAACTGGATTCAAACAACAGTTTCTGAACGATGTTTGGGGTGCTTATGCCGTAGGGAATGAACTCAAACTACTTGTCACTCTAAGACCTTTAGCCGAGCCTGCAATTTATAACGGCGTTAAAGCATTGTTTGAAGATTGGCTTCTTAACAAGCACCATAAAAAAATCTCGTTGACATTCAAAGTCGTTGTGCACAACGAACACACACAATTTGCAGAAATATTTTCAAAGATGAACTGACATGGAACAAAGAACTGATGATTGGTTTAAGGCAAGGTTAGGCCACCTAACCGCTAGCAGGGCTTCAGACGCGCTTGCGAAACCTGGTACGGCTACACGCCGTACATACCAGATTCAACTCGTCACAGAGCGTCTGACAGGCTTACAGGGTGATTCATTCACCAACGCATCTATGCAATGGGGCACAGAACAGGAACCCGTTGCCAGAGCAGCCTACGAAGTCCATACAGGCCATTTCGTCGAGCAGACAGGGTTTCATACCCACAAGTCGATAAAGTGGCTTGGAGCGTCTCCTGATGGCTTTGCAGGCTCAGGGTTGATCGAGATCAAGTGTCCTAACTCAAACACTCACGTTGATTATTTACTAGCAAAGGAGGTTCCCACTAAATACAAACCACAAATGCTCACTCAAATGCTCGTGACAGGTAGGACTTGGTGCGACTTTGTTTCGTTCGACCCAAGACTTCCTGAACATCTTCAACTATTCGTCGTTCGTTACGAGCCTAAACCGGAAGAGCTAACAAAGATCGAGGCTGATCTGGTTGCTTTTCTCAATGAAGTTAATCAAATGGAGTTGTCGTTATGCCAAAAGAACTAACAGGATCAATCAGCAAGAACAAGAAGAAAGAGAAAGATGTTCACCCAGACTACCGAGGTTCAGCAATGATTAACGGAGTCGAATACTGGGTCTCAGGATGGGTAAACGAGGGTTCCGACGGGAAGTATCTGGGACTAAAGTTCCAAGCAAAAGAGGAAGTAAGATCAACCAAAGTCGATGACGACGATTCAGTGCCATTTTGATATGTTAAGCGTTCATCACCAAACCATGCTGAAAAAAGCGTTTGCAAAGCGTCCTGCAAACATTTCGGACGATTCTCCGGTCTTAGAGAGGATCATTCACATCATCAAGTCTGAGGCTCCAGAGTGTTTTTGGAAGCCTACGGAGTTGGAAAAACGGAGGTTCTTTAATGCACCACGGCCAGGAACTCCTCACGAGGATGCGGTCTATCCGTTCCCGAAAGGCTTATTATGAGCAACTGGAAAGAGTTAATCGAGAATCAGACGAGGACAGAAAAGTTCAGACCCGTCGAGGAAATCTGGAGGGAACGCGGCTGGATTCCACCGTCAACCGAGTGCCCAGACACAATGGCAAAACATAAGGCTTTTCGGGAGTGGTCGATCCGTGGCATCGTGGATCAACCTTATCAAGCAGGTTAAGTCGTCTGATGTTGAGGAGATAACGGCAGCGTATAACCAAGCGTTGCCGTTTGTCGTTCAGGACTGGGCGAAGATGATCTTAAAGTTAGCTAAAAGCAAACGACTTCCGATCATCGAGAAGATCGACAAGATACACGGTGACAAGATAGGGCAGATGGTGCGAGACGAAGTTACCGCGCAACACAAAAGACCTAAGACTTAGCCGGAGGAACAACGCCCTTAACGCGCTCAAAACTCCTCATTCCAGCAATCCCAAGCATCCCAGAAAGAATAACCCACAAAGCCTCGGTGTCTAACATTGGCGGAGGCTTTACCTCTTGCGGGACAATCTGTTCTGCTTGCATCCAAGTCCACGCCCAGACTAAAAGAGGATAAGCAAGAAACTGGTAGAACATCGCGCCAGCACCAACCCAACCAATAGCCGGTCGCCAGCCAGCAACAAACATATTCTGGTTAGCAGCCTCGACCTTGTTAACTTCCATCTGACCGAGATCAATCGCTTGGTCGATACGCTTGGCCTCTAGCTCAAGCTCCATGCGTTCCTTATCGGAGGTATGCAGGTCTCCGATAACTTTTCCGACGCTATCAACGATGGAAGATATTCCGAGCAGGTTCATAGCTTGAGCGTCCTGTTGATCCAGCCCAACATGAACTTCATTTGACTTCTATCCCGCGTCACAATGTCTCGATAACGAGCAATCTTTGCCAGCGCGTAATAAGCCACAAAGAGTTCCGGATTGGCTTGGTTGAGTGCAGATATAGTCTTAGGCCCGATAACGCCGTCTGGGGCCGTTTTGACGCATATCTGGGCAAGTTTGATAGATACGGGAACGCCTGCATTGACAGCAAAGTTAAAGATAGACGAAGCTATAACGTCATGCATCAAGTCATCGCCTTTGATCTTGTCCCAAAAGTGTTCTCTATAAAAGTCTCGGACTAGCTGTGTCGGAGGTGTTTCCTGGTAGTCGATGTGCTGCCAGCCCTCCCATTTTGGGTGCATCTTGCGAGCAATACCCGCGTAGGTCTGACCACCTCGGTCTCCCTGGACTTCGTGAAGAACGTAACCTCCCTCGTCCTCCATCATCTTGTCGTAAGCAGATTCAAAGTTAGCCAACTGCTGCTCCTCGAAAATACGCTGTTCCCTCGATAACTTCGACAAGTTCAGGAGGTAAGAGTAGACCATCTCTGAAACATAAGACAGCAAAGCCTGAGCACCAGGGGACAGGATTATCTTCGATGTAAGTGAACTGATTACCATCAGGATCGGCCAACATCCCTGTAGATACACCGTATCGACGTCCTCGATAGTCTCCCCATCCTTTGACTTCCAAAAGATGAGTATGCCCTGAGACAGTAGAGATGCCTGCTTTTAAGGTGTTGTTGTATCCAGAGTGGATACCTGAATGCTGAAGTCTGTGTTTGATCATGCAGATGTCATTGACCATGACAGACCAACTGACAGACCACTCAGGTAAATGATCTTTAAGTGTCGTGCCTTGGATGCCTTTGTACTCAGGAACAGATCCAGCTAATCTTTTGTCAAACCGTATGTCATGGTTGCCCGTGGTTCTATGCAAGAAAGTACCTAGACCTTTACAGGCCTTGACGATCTGATCCATATGCCATTGAACCGCTTCGAGTTCATCGCGCAGGCTTGTGACCGGAGACCAGTCCATAGGGCCAAAACGAGAGATAGTTCCCCCGTCGAGAATATCTCCGTTTGCGATAATCGCTTTTGGCTTTAGGATCTTGATGAGTTTTAAGAGCGCATTGAACCCAGCGGAAGGCTCTCCAGGCATGAAGTGAGCGTCAGAGAATACGATCACATAGCCTTCTGTTTCTAGCGTCGCTCGCCTACGATTTTCAGGTAAGGTAAAACGAGCGTCTTTTGTGGGTAGAAGGATGTTGTATTTCTTCTCGATTGCCCTTCGTCGCTCGTACACATTGCGAAGAGTAAGACCTATTCGGTCTGAAATCTTAGTTGGGCTACCTAGTTCTTTCCAGACTGCGATGAACTCTTCATCTTCTGACTTTTTTCTCACGCCAAGCTCCGCGCTCTATGCTCTGGATCATCTTGCGCGGAATCACCAAAGACTGAGCAATTGCGTCGTCAGTCAATGACTGACAAATTTTCACGCCCTGCTTGGTCTCTGCTAATAAGAATCCTATAGAGACAACAAGCGGAACCTGAAAGTCCCTGGCTTTCTCTGGGCTATCACCCCAACCCAAAGTGTCGTGGCAGGCATCTTCCCAAACTACTTTAACTATCGGAAGATTGTGCTTCATTCTTCTTGTCTTTTATCGCGTGAAACCACTTCCAGACAAGCCATCCGGACTGTAACACAATGTAGAGCAAGGTAGCAACTGCCACCCATTCATTCAGAGTCAGACCGCCAACAGTCACGGCTGTTGTGATTGCTACAGGAGGAGCAGCCTTTGCTGCTTCAACAAGTACGTCTGACTTCTGTTCAGGTGTCATCTCTCAATCCAACTTACAGTATCTTCATCCCATGAGTATATTTTACCGTCAGTTGGCATCGCTACGGGAGCCTCCCACTGTGCGTTGGCGTTGAGAATCCAACTGGCAAAAGGCTTAGGCGGTACAAAAGCGTCAATGTCAGCCCTGTAGGTGTAGCCAATCCCTGCGTAGTTCTTTCTGATGTTGCCGTTGTAGGAAGTCTGTTTCCAAGTACCACCAAGAATCTTTTCTAGGTGCGCCGCGCCGATGTGCTCTTTCTCCACGCCAGAAGCATCAGAGGTGTCCTTATTATCAACAACGACAACTTGTTGCACCACACCATTTTCATCAATACGGGCAAAGTGAGCCATCTACGCCTCCAGCCTAAGTCCAGTTAAGTCCATTTCCTCCCCGACGACACCGACTGGGAAGGTGTTAAACGATAGTGAGATTCTTACGTCATCGCCTTTGACTTCAGGAACCATATGCGTCAGGCTTGACGGAAATAGAATCAGCTTTCCTGCTGTGGCTTCAAACCACCAGCTTTCACTGTTATATGCGTTCCACTGCTCTGGCGGGAACTTGATCTGCTGCCAGCCATCACGGTAAAAATAAATTTTGTCATCAGGGTTTGTCTGCACATAAAACACACCTGAGATGTAGCTGTTGGGATGTGCGTGTTTGTGATGGTATTGCCCTGGCTCCGAGTAGTTACACCAGCTTTGCGTGATGCGTAGACTGACGTTGTGCTTAGGATTGACTGTGCTTTTGAAGTAATCCGATACCGCATCTTCTATGAACGAACGCAGTGAGGTCAGCGCAGGATCACGCAGTACAAAATTATTCGTGCTTGTGGTGTTACCCATGTTGGGTCGTGTCTCAAGCTCACGTATGAAGAACAGCTCCTCATCGCTCAAAGGTCTACCAAGCTCAGCAAATCCTACAGGGGTTGGGAATAGGTTATGCAACTGCACGTTCAAATTCCTCACGGGCTACGCCCATTTCTTTCAGTTGCTCGTCCGTGTAGATCGTTGGGATGCTGTCCTCAAACTCACGAATCTTGTCAATAACCCAATACACTTCTTCTATAGAAGGGCATGGTCGTGGATCATCCCATCTCGTAAAGACGTTGTTACTGATTTCCCACTTTGCACCTGGACGTAGTAGGTGCATGGCTGTATCAATACCTAGAAAGCGATATGTTTTTGTAGTCATGTTATTGATTGATTTTGATGATTACGATACCGGAGCCGCCTGCGCCTGATGCAGCACCACCTCCACCACCGCCTCCACCGCCGCCGGTATTAGCCGTTCCCGACTGCCCTGTTCCACCACCATTACCGCCGCCGCCTTTATTTGCTGTTGTTGATGTGCCGCCACCAAGACCTCCTGGGCCACTATTGTTACCACCCCCGCCACCACCAGCGTAATAAACTGTTGATCCAGTGATAGCGGATGTAGACGCAGTTCCTCCGGCCCCTCCGGTTCCAGGCGATGAAATAGCGTTTCCTCCGCTTCCACCAGCACCGCCACCGCCACCGCCAAGATAAGGGCCGACCCCAGAAGCATATCCATTGCCGCCAGAATTACCTTGAGATGGTGTTGTGCTTGGTGTATTACCAGCATACCCTGGACTAGATGGACTACCTCCCATACCACCACCACCAGAGCCGCCAGTAGAACCTGCTACGTTTGGATCTCCGTGTTGTCCTCTGCCACCGCCAAAAGCATTGATTCCACTTAAAGAACCAGTGATAGTTGTGCTTGAAACCGTCTGGCTTACATTAACCGTATATGTACCTGAACCGCCCGTCCCCGTCCCGTAAGCAGTAATAAGTGTTCCGGTTGTTACTCCAGTTCCTGATAGCGACATACCAGGATAAAACGTATTGGTTACTGTACCGCCAACGGTTAGGGTCGTTCCTGATATTGAAGAAGCAGTCCCAGAAGCGTTTGAAATTGACGGATCGTTGCTGATCCCAGTCCCGCTGAAAGATGAATTAGCTCCTGAGGTTGGTGCGGGGCCGGAATCTGTTGTTCCAGAACCGCCGCCGCCGACAACAATCGTATACTCACTGCCAGCGGTTACAGATAAGCCTGTTCCATTTCTAAAACCCCCAGCCCCGCCGCCGCCGCCGTATCTACCACCACCGCCCCCACCACCCGCAACCACAAGATAGTCAACACTAGTAACACCTGTCGGGCATGTCCACTTGGTAGTGCCTTTGAACACAAATACAGTTTGGGTTGGTACTTGGTACTTTAGGATAACAATGCCGGAGCCGCCTGCGCCTCCTGCGCCTCCAAAATCACTTCCCCCGCCTCCACCGCCACCGGTGTTAACAGTTCCCGCTCCTCCTGCTACAGCCGGAGAACTTGCAGTCCCTCCTCCATTACCCGCACCACCTTTGTTTGCTGTTGTTGACGTTCCACCGCCTAATCCTCCGGCTGGACCAGTTCCTCCACCGCCACCACCGCCAGCATAATAAACGGTTGCCCCTGTGATGCTAGAGGTTGCCGCGACTCCACCGTTTGCACCAAGAACGGACGCTATACCGTTTGCACCAGCCCCGCCGCTACCACCACCACCAGCCCCTCCCGCTCCGTTTGATGAACTACCTCCTGCATACCCTTGCACAGCAGGGGCAGGGATTGAAGGTGTGTTACCAGCACCACCGTTTGCAGTGCCAGATGCAATATATGACGCACCACCGCCTGAGCCTCCGTTAACACCATTATTTAGACTAGGCCAAAGAGCACCTCCTCCACCGCCGCCATTTGAAGTTAATGTGGCAAAAGGAGATGGGCCTGATATTGAAGAATCTTGTCCAGTCCCGCCTCTTGTTGGATTTGGGCTTGCATTACCAGCAGCACCAGACCCACCTACTGTAATTGTGTAATCCGTTCCTGCTGTAACGGTTAATCCTGTTCCAATCCTAAATCCACCAGCCCCCCCACCACCACCTACGTTACCACCACCACCGCCACCACCAGCAACAACCAAATACTCAACCTCTGTAACACCTGTCGGGCAAGTCCAAGTAGACGTAGCGGTAAAGGTTTGGACGACTGTGTAAGACGTAATCGGCCAGATGTTCTGTCGTCTGGCGATGAATTGCTCCATCAGCGACCACACGCCTTTGGCTGCTGACTGAGTTGGAATGTTTGCTGGGCCTATGACCCCGCCGTTACCTCTAAGCATAGTAACCTCAGCTTATCGTTTCGTAGGAACAACTAAACGTAAGTTTACTTGCTGTCGAACTTGTCACATAAATGGTACTAGCCTCTCCCGTGACTGATGTGTCCAAGAGATATAAAGCTGTGCTCTTATCGACCACAACCAAAGACGCATCAGCAGGAACCGCAACAGTCGAAGCAATTGCTCGATAAGTCGTCCCGTCTGCGAGCCTTAGCTCAACCGTAGCATCATAAGAACTCGTTCCGTCAATATTCGACACAATGATGGAGTTGATCTTATGCGCCGCACCCGTTGCAGGAGCAGTGACTAGCGCGTTTCTACTGGTGTCAGCAGGAGTGACTGTCACTGTGTGGGGAACGATGCTTGCGACGTTAACAATGTTTGGAGCAGCCATTTTTAGCCTCTAGTCTAGAACCCAAAGATCATCGCCATAGCGATAGCCTTGCCTGTTGAAATACCAGAACCACCTGTGTTTGTGACCCATGAAAGCGTACCAGAACCGTTTGTTTGCAGTATCTGGCCGTTAGTACCATCAGCACTCGGAAGTGTCCACGTTACGTTTGCAGAAACCGTTCCTGGAGCCTTGAAAGCTACATAATTCGATGAGTCTGTGTCCGCAAACCGCAAGGCTCCTGTAGCCCCGATCTGGACGTTTGTGCCATCCCAAGTAAGGTTTGCAGAACCGCCAAACGAACTTGAGTTGTTGAATTGAATTTGAGTATTAGAACCACCAGGACTTGCAGAAACCGTACCCCACTCTAAAGCAGTAGCACCAGAGTTGACACGGAGAACCTGTAAAGCAGTTCCGATGGTCGTTAGACCCGTACCACCGTTCGTTGTTCCTAGCGTCCCTGTGATGCCTGTGGACAGCGAGACGTTTGTAATCGTGTTGCTAGAACCGTTGATGGTCTTGTTGGTAAGTGCCTCGGAGCCTGCAAGCGTTGCTAACGTCCCTGTGGTCGGAACCGTGACGTTTGTCGCTCCTGTGCTTGTAATCGTGACGCTGTTAGCACCTGATGTCGCAAGCGTAGAACCGTTAGCAAGCGTTAAAGTGCCTGTAGTCGTTGAGACTGTAAGCCCGTTGAACTTGCCTGCTGTGATGTCGCCCGTCGTGTCTGCAATCGTGACAGCAGAGTTTTGGACAAGTTTTCCGGTTGTTCCGTCGAATCTTGCAACTGCGTTGTCTGTGGAAGATGCTGGGCCTACAACATCACCAGCACCTGATACCGTTGCCCAAGTAAATACAGACCCATCCCACTTTAGGTAGGTGTCTGCTGTAGTCGGAGCGGTCGCAAAGGTTGTTGACCCAGACCCTGATTGATAAGCAATCCGGTTAGCAGCACCACCTGCAATGTTTGTCGCCGTGGTAGCAGACGTTGCAGATGTTGCCGAAGTTGCCGAAGTCGCCGTCGCAGCGTTACCAGAAATCGAGATGCCCCAGGTTCCTGTCGCGCCTGTCCCTGACGTTGGAACGTAGTCTGTTCCTGCTGTCGCGTTGCTAAACCCACCAGCACCGTTACCCTTGAGGATTGATGTGCCTGATGTCGCAGGAGCGTAATCTGTGCCAGACGACGCGGTAGAAAACCCACCCGACCCGTTGCCTTTAAGAATCCCGCTTCCAGAAGTGGCAGGCGCGTAATCCGTACCTGAGACCGCGGCAGCAATGACACCTGACGAGGCTTTCAACAGACCCGTCGTTGTTGCTGCCTTGATTAACTTACCAGTCGTGCTGTCAAAAAGTGCTATCTGGTTGTTGGTCGCACCTACAGGCCCGTAGACATCACCCGTACCTGAAGCTGTACCCCAGAAGAGATTACCCGCACCGTCCGTATTAAGCGTCTGACCGTTCGTTCCATAAGAGGTCGGGAACACATAAGTCTGGGTTGAGGTTGACGCAGCATTAGAGGGCTGAATCCGAAGCGTCTTAGTGCCCGATCCCGCATCGTTAGACTGAAGCTCAAGATAACCAGAAGTCCCCGCACCTGTGTTGGCCGTAACCTGCATGTAGCCAACAAAAGAACCCTGCCCCGTGTCTGTGATGCTTGCAGACGAACTCTGGATGATCTTGCCTGTCGTACCGTCAAACCTAACAATTCTGTTATCTGTTGAACTCGCTGGCCCCGTGACATCACCGCTAGACCCGCTTGCAAACTCCAACCCCGTAGCACCAGCGTTGACCCTCAAGACTTGCAGAGCAGAACCTAGAGCCGTTAGACCCGTCCCACCATTCGAGACAGGAAGCGTTCCTGTGACACCTGATGAAAGAGGCAACCCAGTCGCGTTTGTGAGCGTTGCA